TGAGGGTGTGTGAGATGGTGTCTTTGAAGGAGTATGAGATGGTGTCTTTGAAGGAGTATGAGATGGTGTCTTTGAAGGAGTATGAGAGATAGAGTGAGATGGAGACTTTGTAGCTGATCTACTTGGACTGAGCGAAGAGGAAGGAGATGGTGTTGGACTAACAGAGGGAGAGGCAGAAGGTAGATCAGATGGTGCTCCTGTCCCAACCACATACCATTGAGTTGTTCCCTTCTTTCTATACTCAAGACGGAATTGAGCAGCATCAGGATTACCTGTTGCATCTACCAGCATCCTTAATCTAACATTAGAGTTTCTCCATCTTTGAATGTTTGTATTTTGATCCTCCATCCATGTTGCACCATCTTCATCACCATCATCTAATCTCCATCGGTAACCTGCTTGATCAAGAGCCATCTTTTTTCTCCTTTAAACTTATTTTTATATTTCCTGATGAACTTCTATCTGTTGATCACTTCTTTTAATTTCATCTATAAACTCTCCAAATCGACCTTTTGAGATTCCCCATCCAGGGATATCATCAACCAATTGCCCACCTCGATCTTTATCTTTTCTAAAATCTAAACTAACTGTAAAGTTTCCATTATTTCTAATATCAATACTGGGAAAGGTTGATTTAAAAGTTCTGGTTGGTGGAACATACATTCCTTCAATCTTTCTTCCTCCAGGAGCAAATCCTACCCTCCTTCGATGAAATCCATCTCTCTCAATGAGAGCAAGTAACTCTTTATAATATTGAAGAAGCACCTCTCTGTAAGCCACAAGGAAAGATGGAGACATCGAATATCGTAACAATGCCTGACCTGTTGGAGCATCAATGGCACATCGATTGGTGTCATAATAAAGAGTTTGTTTGTCTGGAGGATTAAACTCAAAATGGGATGGATGGTAGATAACATCATGTTCAGTCAGAAAGACAACCTCTGCTGTACTATTTTTTAATCCCTCATAAATCTGTTTAAAGATGCTATGTGATCCACGAGGAAGTTCCATCACAATATTTTTTCCAAAATTGAGAGGTTGGTGAGAGACTGAGATAATCTCATATCCATTACAACATCTTAAAAGTCTTTCTCTCACCAAAGTGGCAATCTTCTCTTCACAATGATTATCTGTATAATAGATGATTCCCTTAGTCGCAGCTTTTTGAGCTGACTCGGTGATAGGTTCAGGCCAATCAGGAACAGGTTTAAAGTGATCAATAATCCAATCTAACTTTCTAATCTGTTTAGGCCACTTATTATTCATCCAAAGATCATAAGAATATCTCCTTGCTTGACTGGTTCCTGAGTTAGGATAAGGAAATCCAAAATCTCCTCCTTGGGTTCGGAACATATGAGAAAACCATGTTTTCTTATTGACCATTAATTTTCCACCTGATAACCAACTCTTACAGGAGATCTCCGTTCCCATCTGTCCCCATGATCCATGAGCCTCATCACATCCACCCAACTCCCAATATCTCTCTCGATGCATCATCCAACACGCTCCAATGAAAGACATTGTTTCAGCAAGATCACCTTGAGACTCTGGACGATTACCCAACCCACCCCAATACTGGAATTTAAGATCATGATCAAATCTCATGAAATCTGATTTTCTATTCAGTCGAGGTTTCCAGTAGATCTTTCTCTCAAAATCTGTCTTATTATCACATTGGGTGCAAGAGGTGGGGGTTGGGCCTTGATACCAATTATGCCCACACTTTTTACAGATCCAATCAAAAGCATGGAGGTTATACATACGAGGAATCAAAGTCCAATCATACTGACACTCAGCAATCATCTTAATGTCAAAGCCTTCATCAAATGCACAGTGAGCATCACACTTCATTATGAATTTTGCTTTTGATAATCTGGCAGCCTCGTTAGTACCAGCTCTTTGTCCGATAGGGTGAGAGTGATAAATCAAAGTGACTCGAGGATTATCTTTGATGGGTGGATCAGGCCAATTCCCATCACAGACAGTAATAATCTCTGTCTCACCCCTAATATTCTCAAGGATGTTCTCAATCGTCTTTGCGAGAAACATCTCATTCCGAGCTGGTATTAATATGCTTAGATCCATGATTTTCCCAGATTACCTTATTTAACTCTCTTAAAAGTTTTTGAGCTTCTTCTTCTTCTAAGATTAGGGTTGCAAGATGATTATTTTTTAAAAGGATCTCCAAATCCACACTTGTTGGAGTTTGTTTATCCTGAGACACAATCAATCTTCTTCTTCCTACACATTGGATTATCTCACTCATTTTGTTCCTATCCCTATGGTATCCTCATCTGCTAAATAGATTTCTAACTCTTTAATTCCTGCATATTCAAAGAGGTCCCTCATTCCATCTGGAAAATATCTGTAAGTGTCTAAGGGATGACGATGCTCTTTATGAGTATTGGGAGCAATAATACAGATGTAGATTGAGAAGTATTGTTTCAGAGATACCAACCACTCCCAAGGATGTTTGAGATGCTCCATAGTCTGACCACTGATAAGAACATCATAAACTTCTTTAATCCCTTCATATCCAACAACATCGACATTCTTTCCAGCTTCAATATCCATCCCGACATATTTAAATTTTGGAGGTTGAAAGAACTCCCTGTAAGTCCGACCACCAGCTCCACCAACCCATCTTGATCCCACATCAAGAATAGAATAACCTCTCCCATTCATGAGGTATTTATCTCGGAAAGCTCTCATCAAATTAAGAGATGGTGTGTGCATCAACCCCCCAAAAAACTCCTTTTAAAGCTTTAATATCTCCCCAATAAGGGAGAGAGGTTGTTGGTTTGACCTCTCGAGAAGTGCCACAATGAGATCTCATTCCATCTCCTGTTTTAACAGTGACACAGGGAATCTCTCCTTCAAATCCTTTCCATCCTGCTTTAGTGATGTCACCTCTTGGAATAGTCATAGAAAGTTTTCTTTTCAGTAATTTGATGAGATACTCTCTTCCACAAATTTGAGCTCCAAGAGAAAATTGTTTCTTTCTGAAATGATTTCTTGTCTTATCCAGAACCCAAAGATTAGTGTAACGATAGATGGTATTCTCATCCTCTGGTTTAAAATCAAAGTATCCTGTTGGGGGATAAAGGAAATCTGCTTCTGCTGTTGCAATGAAAGGAGTAGTTGCAGCTTCACATCCAATTAAAAGTTGATGGAGGATATTCTTGTCAGACACCCCAATATCTCCAACACAAAGATTTAAACCTAATGAACCCCACTGCTTACTGATTCCATCACACCCAGCAGAGATAGAACATCCAGATTTATCAACATCACCAGAACCATAGATAGGATATAATGATTTTTGAGAAACTGAAATAAGAGATGCTCCATTAAGTGATTTGAGGAGACATCTTTGAATAGTCTTTTCAAACTCTTTAGACTCTCTGTTTGATGTATAATAGATAACGGTGATCATGGTTTTACCCAGTACCAAGATGGAAAGTTTCTTCCATGTTTAGGGATTGGTTCACATTTTGCTTCTGTTAGATGGAGCTCCAAACCATGAAATTTAACATAATCATCAACAGCTTCTCTGACTCCAATCTTATGTCTCCTGTCAGAGTAGTAGTCATGGCCTGATACAACTCCACCTCTTCTTACCTTTCTACTCCAAAGGATAATATCCAATAACACAAAATCGTAAGTATGCTCACCATCAATATACACAAAATCGAGAGAATCATCTGGAATCTCCTTTGCAGCATCTTCACTCATCTTCTCAATAAACACTCTGTCATATTGAGCAGTATGGCGGATGGCTCTACCTTTTGCATGAACGATTCTATCTTCTCCTCTTGGTTTTCTGATGAGAGGATAATTAGCGTAGGGATCAACCAGATAAAGTTTAAGATTGGGGATTGATTGAAGCATAGCTACTGCATTATCTCCTTGCCATACCCCAACCTCACATCCCACCTTAAATCCCATCTGATTGAATACTTTATAAAGATCATTTCTACTCATCCCCTTTCCATCAGGGATGGTTAGGAGTGGTGCTGGTGTTACCTTAATCCCATTCCAACCTGGAACAGGAGAAAATTTTTCCACTAATGCTTCCATTGAGAGAGCTCCTTTCCATTGATTCATCCAATAATCATGAGCATAAGCAACTGATTTTGCTTTCTCTGATGATTTAACAACCACCTCTCCAGATGGTTTATTATAATGAGCATACCATGTCTTTCGAGAGAGGACACATCTTCCTCTATTCAACCAGGTTTTTAAGCATATCTCTTGAGCCTCTCTTCCTGTCCAGCCATAGTTGATGTCATCCTCTCCTCCAATTTTCTCAAACCATTCTTTCTCCATGAACCAACAACTTCCCTGAAAGGTCATCAAATCACATAATTCCTGATCTTTAACCCTCTCCCCAAATTCTGGCCAATCTCTTCCTTTGAGGGTATCTTTCTCAATATATTGGAACTCTCTGAGATGCTCCTTTTGGGGTAGCCAAGTCTTCTCATCCAATCGATAAGCCATTGGAACTATCAACCAATTAGGTTGACAATCCTTACTCAATTTTACATCATATCCTTTATCAAAAGCAACATGAGCATCGCATTTAAGGAGATATTTCCCTCGAGCGATGGATGCTGCAGAGTTGACAGCGTTACGCATCCCTTTCTGTTCTCCTCGATGAATAAGAATCAAATTGGGATTATCATTGAGAATAGGATCAGGCCACCAGCCATCTAAAACAATAATAATTTCAATCTTCTCCTCAGCATTAGAGAAGAGATTATCAATCGTTTGTTGAAGGTAGCGTTCCTTTCTTGCAGGAATAATTATAGAGACGTTTGACATTTATCCTTTTAAAGAAAGGAGGGAGGGAATAGTTACCCTCCCCCCAGGTTGAGGTTAACTTCCCATCACAGTAATATAAGCGGTTATAACAAGGGCTCCTGCAGCACAAAGAGTATCTGATGCACTCAAAAATTTAATCACCTGAGTAGCAGGGTCCCAGATAGCCTCTACAGCTCCTCCTGCAACATCACAAGCCACATCAAGGACGATTCCCCAAACATGGTCGATGATATCCAGATTAAAAAGAGCTGGAGTTACTGGGATTCCATCTGTGCCATAAGTGGTGATTGCATATTTCCCTTGTAGAACCCACTTATTTCCAAAAACTACTCTTGTAGATGGTGTAAATGTGTAAGTTGAGGCTCCCATAATTAACCTCCTATCACTGTGACATATACAGTAAGTGCTGTCGTATCATTAACCAAAGTGTCACTGGCTTTGATGAAGGTTATTACTTTTGTACTTGAGTTCCACAAACCTGCCACAGGACCGTTAGCTAGATCATTTGCTACATCTGAGACTATACTGATGATACTATCAATCTCTGCTAATCCTGTAGTAGCGGTGGTAAGAGGAATCCCAACCGTTCCATATGAGGTGATGACAAACTTAACCACATGGATACGTCTGTCACCAAAGATAAGTTGTTGAGTTATTGTTGAGGTGTAAGTTGTTGCTGACATATTTGCACCTCCTTATTGTGAGATTCGCAGGAAGCATCCAACTGCTTCACTTGCTGCAACCTGTAATCCATTGAGGAGCCAACCAACCTCAGGAATGCCATGAGCTGCTGCTACAATAACACCACCCGCTGTGGTTCCCTGAGTCATTCTTGGAGTCCCAATAACCTGGCCAGCTGCTGCATTGGTGATTGCACATGGCCCCCAGGTTTGAGCCCAGAAGTAGTAGTGAATGAGTGCCGTACTTGCTGGCACTGCGATTGGAGCCACTCCAACAGGGATTCCTGTTGGTACTGCAGGGCATTGGATGACTCCCTGCCAAGGGTTGGCCACCACCGTAATATTGGAGGCTGCAGCTGTCGCTACCACGAGTGGGTCGTAAAGGTAAGCATATCCTCCCGTAACCAAAGCACAAAGATCATTCTTTTTGATCTTGTAACACATCCCAAGACCAGCTCCTTCATTCACCCAAAGATATCCATTTGTATAGTAATCTTTGGCAATTACTGCTGTCGTTGGGAGAAGGAAGATTTTTGTGTCCCCGATGGCAGAAATAACAGTTGCCACCATGTTCCAATGATCTGCCACCGTGACTGCGTTCTGAAGGAGGTTAGCTGCTGTTAAAGCAACTCCCCCATTTCGACTGTAGTGGTAGACACGCCCATCAGACATCCTACATTTGTCCCCAAGCTGATGTTTGGGGAGTTGTGATGCAATGGTAACTGTATCATACTCATAGATCGAGTGAAGAGGGATAACTTCATCTCTTGCTGCTGTTCTTACCACATAACCTTTTGGTGTTGCCATTTTCTAATCCTCCTTTGGATTGGTCATCCTCTTCCCAACCGTTGTCTCGATTGGTGGAGGTTGGGTCAACTTTTGACCCAGATTGAAGTGGTCCTCCTCTATATTTAATCTCCCGAGGAGGAAGGGAGGGTTGAGGGGGGAAAGGAGAAGAGGCCCCAACTTCTTATGTTAATCCGTTCTGCTGTCCTGAGACTCTTGGCTGAACAGTGAAAAGATTTCCCATTGTTAACATCTGTCTGACATAAGCATCAGCATCAACAGGTGTCTTTTCAGATGTCCAGAAGAAGTTTCTCTTCCTATTCAGGACAAGCTTCCAATAATCTGTATTCATGAAGAAGATATATCCTGTTGGACAATGATTGTCAACAAGGATCTCACAGTGACCATTAAAGTTGATCCCTGTAAAACCAACCTGTGCCAAACTTGATTTGGAATCAAGGAACCTCTGTTGAGGTTGAATTCGAGCCCAAATCTTATCATAGAGAACCTGAGTTGTGAAAGCAAGATCAGGTTTCTTCTGACCAATCGTACAACTTCCAATCATCGTATTGATTGCATCAATGGTAAGGGCTCCTCCAGTGGAATCCATCTGAGCCACAAACCAACTGTTGGTTGCACGATCGATATTTCCATAGGTGGGATAGAGGGTGCCATTGTCAATCCCATTAAGCAACCCATCAAAATCCTTACTGGCATTTCCTGTGCCATCTGAGAAAAACATTGTGGCAAGGTCATCATGGGCTGTCATGGTTGCTGTTTCCATCTTAGAAGCAAGCAGGCCGATGATCTTCATATCTCCTTCAGTCTTGGCAAGATCATCTCCAGGAATCGTCACGTTGACGTACACTTTGTTATCTCCTTGGCTCTTTATCCAAGGAATCTTCATATTACTATGAAGGTCGGACTATCTCATCCCTTACGGGCTGGGCGCTCGTGTCTCCAGTATTGGTAGGTTCCTCAGGAGTTAGTCTCTGCACCTTCTCATCTACACTTATACCCTTCGATGAGCTCGGCTCAGGGTTATCCTTCATCCTTACGGTATGAGTCGGACCTTCCCTGAATTCACCCAGTTTTTCGAGAAAGTCTTGACTAAGCTTATGATTTAAGGTTTGCATAGCAAGCATAATTGTATCATAAAGAGTAATCTCTTCTTCAGTCAAACGATAACGAGAAAATCTGCTTGCTCTAATTTCTTGAAAGGTAAGAGCTAATTCAACTTGACCTTTCTTTACTCTTATCCAAGGCTGAATTTTTTGGAGGAAGTTCTCAGCTTGTTTTGTTTGGAGGATCAATCTATAAACTCCACTCTTTCCAGATGTTTGAGTAAAAAGAGCACCATTAAATTCTTTATGCATCCATTGAAGAATAGGAAGATGCTGATTTGAAATGGTTATTCTTAATCCCCACATTGGAGATGGATTTGGTCTGAATTTAGATCGATCACTTTTTACAATCGAAACACTTCCTTCCCCATCAAAAAATCCAGCCACATAAGCATAATCAAGATCATTCATGCCACTACCTCAATTTAAGAGTTGATGGTTTTTCCAGTCCCATTCAGCATAGGTCTGAGTCTGTTTGTAGGAGATATCAAAAGGGTCCATCCCTCTATAAGAACCACTTGCCAGCTTTCCATAGATGATGGGCTGAGCAATTTTCAACCCACCATCAAAGACAACCTGACCTTTGGCGAGAAGTTTTGTAAGGATGGCGTTGGAGATAAAAATCTGTTCAATCGCTTTCGGGAGAAAGCGTTTCTCTACAGCGGTATCAAGATCATTATAAGTTAAAGCCATAAAAAGTACCTCCTTTAGGATATTTGAGATTTTACTGATACATCCTTAGGAGGGTCAAAATTTATAGCAATACCTTAGATTCAAGGTTTATTTGCTTCTTTTGCCCGATCCTCGAGAAATTGATGACCCGCTTCTGTGAAGGTCTTTGGGATCTCCTTTGGGAGTTCAAATGTCATCGGGACTGCACCACTCCCCGTCTCGACATTTGTTTGTCTCTTTAGGAGTTCCTCCTCCAAACGAGGTTTGAGTTTCTCTTCCACTTGTTTGTTGAGAATGTCCTCTCCATATGCCTCTTTGTAAGCATAGTTGAGATCTTGATATCCACCTTTTAAAGCAGAATCAAGAATCTTCATCCCATCTACTTCGGGATGTAAGCGAATGATATCATTAAGTTGCATTGAGAGATTTAACATCCTCCCCATATGGGAGAGTCGTGACTCAAACTGTTGAGCTGCACCTTGAAAGGTTTCAACTAATTGATCATAACGGGCATCAAGGTCTTTATCCATTTTCTCTTTCTTTCTTGAAGTGGTGGTATCTGGGTCAGATTGATTATTTGATTTTCCCAGATTACTGAGAACCTCTTTATTTTGGGTGAACCAATTCTCCCACTCCATCAGTCCCCCATCTAATTCAGACACTTGCTGATTGAGGGTTTTGACTGAGTCTTGGAGTTTTTTATTCTCATCTGCCCAACTTTGAAACTTCTTCGTCACACCTGCTTGCATACTTTGATAAACCTTTGCAAGTTTTTGGTCTGCTTTGATTGCTTCAAGATCTTCTTTTGATGCAAATTCCAGATCTTCCATTGTCTCTCTCCTTTATTCTTCTCTCCCTTTTTTATAAAAAGAAGGGTTTAGAGAAGAGGGAGTATCAATAACCAGCAAATTGATCTGCCCCTTCTGGTTGAGTTTGAGGAGGTTTCACCTTTCTCTTTCGAGGTTGTTGAGGTGCACCTCCAGCTTCTGCCTCTCCACCCATTCCAGGTTGTCCTCCTGCGAGTTGCTGAACGCCTTGTTGGAGGATCTGAATGGCTTGAGTGATGAAGGGAGCGAGAGCTGGATTCATCTTAGCAGCCTGCATAAGCTGACCAGCCCCATCCATAACTAATTGAGCGGATTGCTGCTCACCCCCAGGACCACCACCCATTCCCATCCCCATCCCACCACCTTCTTGTTCAGCAAGACTGGAGAGTTTACCATAGATGGAAGGATCTTCTTGAGCCATCTCTGGCCCTTTCCTCGCACCTTTCATTGGAGGAGGAAGTCGTTCATCTTTTGGCATTATCGTTTACCTCCTGTTGATTTCTTTGGGGTTGGTTAGCAAATCACCCCACCTTTCTTCCCACCTTTTTTGGTGGTTCCACCTAACTTTCTACCACCTTTCTTTGCCATCTCTATATCACCTCCCCTCAAGTTTAAAAATACCTTTTATTTTATCAAACCAATACCAACAGAAGCGTTTGGTGAGGCAGGCCTTGTAAAAGCGAAAGGGACTGCTGCACTGCAAGCCTCCCCCCAAATGGGATCTGTGATACAAGCTGATACTGTAAGTGAGTTTACTCCAACTGTAGAAGTTGCTACATCCATTTTTAAACTTCCATTGGTTTGCGCAGGTACAGGACTAACAACCCAACTTGGACCTGTAATTTTATAGGAAGTAACTCCTGTTTGAGGATCACAGACAAGAAAAGGTCCTCCAAAAGCAAAAACTGGAAAGAGACAAATTAGTAGGGTAGATAATAAGATCTTTTTCATAACTCCTCCTCTGGGGTTAAGGTTGTCGGTGTTACTACCATTTCCTCTCTTTCTTTCTACTTACTGAATTGGTTCTTTTTTTATTCCAGCTAATTCACCAATTTTTTTAAAAAGATCTATTTCAGGTGTTATTTTATTCATCTTCTCTCGTACACTAGATGGGATGAATTGTTCCCCTCTTACAGATTTTCCCATCTTAGTTGCCTCAAAAGAACCTTCAAAAAGAGGAAGAGCAGGTGCATCTCCAGACTCAAACCACATTTTAAGTCTCCTTATAAATTTTTGGGGAGCAACTATTTCATTTGCATCTAATTTAACCATCTCTCCTGGTTTGTAGTGCTTACCAGGATAAACAAACCATCTTCCACTGTTATTACTCCAAAGTACTTTTCGAGATGGCTCTGTAATAAGCTCTTCCCTAAGACCATATGAAAGCCGATCATAAATACGATTAGTTATTTTCTCTAAAGCCTCTTCAAAAGTTTTTGTTTTGGGCCATGCTGACTTTAGAGCCTTTCCACCCACACTCATAGGAAAGATATAAGATGCTGGACTGTAGGGATCAGGCATCATCCATTTTACAGGTTCTGGTGCTCTCTCTGCCAATTCTTCTATCTTTCTTCCAACCTCTGTCTGTGCACCTTTTTTAACGTATGACATCTCTATTTCCCAACTTGAGGTTCCTGTAAAGCTGTCTGCTTATTACCACCTCTTAAAAGATTGGCTGGGAGTTTCATTGGATACTTTTTTCTTTGAAACTCTTCTGGTTTCTCCTGCATCCTTTGAAGCATCTCATCTCTATTTGGCCACTCTAGAGCTTCCAGAGCAGCTTCCATATCAATCAATCCAAGTTGATAGAGTTGGGTTGCAATCAATCCCTTCTGCCATTTTGTGATCGCAAGAGAAGAGGTTGGGACTATCTTAAATTGATAATCACGAAAAGCTGACATTCCTCTTTTCTCAATGACATTTCTGATTATGGCTCTCTCGTAGAGGTAACGCTCAGGCTTACCATGATTACCAACAAGTGTAAATATTCTGTCGGTGGTGTAATAAGCAAAGATTCGAGAGATCAACTTCTGACCAACCCTCTGAATCAATCCCTCTAACTGTCTTGCTTTTAAGCGGATGGTGGTCTGAGCCATTGTTGCAAGTTGTTCGATTGCAACTCCTGAGGTGACCTGACCTGGTCTTCTTCCCTCTGTCACCTCTGTAATTCCAGAGAGTTTCTCTATTCCTGTCACCAAGAGGGTTAAAGTATCCATCATGTAAGCTGGGAGAGCAGGGGGAGTCTGTCTCTCCAACTTTTTTCCAGGTCTTACCTTAACATGACTCCCAGGTTCATTGGTAAGACGTGCCCAATCCTCCTTGGAGAGAGCATCTTGATCTCCCACCCAAATCCCATTTCCCATAAGGATTGCATTTTCCAAAACAGATGCAAGAATCTTATTAAACATAATTTGAGGATTTTCTAAATTGTCAATTTCATTCATCCCATAAGCAGAATCAACATTAAACTGCCACTCCATTGCATCAAA